ATCATTGTAAAAATCTCCATGTATCCAACAGCGATTACTGCATATACCTGAAGAACCAAAGCCATGAATTGAACAACGCCGCCAATTAACATCCCAAGTGGGCCAAGTATAGGTGAAAAGTCAAGACTCATAATGGTTTCAACAACCCCTTTACCTGCTTCGATCACAGATGCCAAAGCGTTTTTTAAGCCATCAATCATATCCGTCGTTCCCGGCATCACCGAATCCATATTGGCAAAAGAACCCGCCATTAAAAATACAATACCGACAAAGGCCATGATTATGCCAATTATGATCGTAATCGAAAGGATTAGGCTACGGAAATTCAATACTGTTGCGCCAGTTGCTTTTGTTAAAGCATCAATGCCCGCCGCACTGTCTTCTACGGGCTTCGCAACAGCCTCTAATGCTTCTCCAAAAGTTTGAACGCCTTGTTGCATTTTTAGCCACAGATCCATAAATGGGCCAAAGGTTTTATGCAGTAATTTGTATTTCAAAGCAAGTAATTGCACACCTTTAGTATGCTTTTTCATTGGCACATTTGCTTTGGCAAACATGTTGAGGTAATCGGTGTATGATTGGTCGGCCATTGTTATTCCTCCCTTATGTCCTGATTCATACGCTCAAAGAAATCTCCGAGGCTCGCGCTGTCGCTTGTTGTTCGTAGTGGCCTCCCGTTTTTAGCACCACCGCTTATATTGCTTTTCCGTTGAGCGTCTTTTTGCACTTTTTCCATTGCTTCACTTTTCAATTCATTAGCGATAGTGACGAAGTGATAGTCCAACATCACCCGTTCAACAGGTTGATTATCCCACATGTGGGGCGGGCAATTGAAATGTGTTCCAAGAACAAATGTGATGGTTTGAAAGGCCAAAAGAGATTGTTCGGTCGGCCCTATGTGCTTTGGCATGTCGCCATTGATGACGGCCTTCAAATCATCATGGCTTAAGCCAAAGGGGAGTCGCCGCCTGCAAAGGATCCAATAATCTCAAAAATGCTTGGCAATACCGTTTGAATTACAGAACCCACATCGGGATGCAAATTTAGCAATTCTTCTTTTGACATTAGCGGCTCGGTTTTGTCAATGCAATTAGTGAATACATAACGCCAGTAGCCGCCCAAATCAATTTTTGGTGCAACATTGCCGCTATCGTCACTGCCTGAAAAATCAACGAATCTCGACAATGCTTCTTGTTGCTGGATCCATGAAATAGGCTTAACATAAACAATTAAAGTGCCTTTTGGGGTATCTAATTCGTGACGAATAGATTCCGTCGTAAGTATAAAATCACTCTTCAACGCCATCTTCGCTCTCTCCTTCGCTCTCCGCTTCGGTTTCTTCAGTGGCGTTGTTGTCGTTTTCGATCAAGCGAGCAATAAGTTCAGCCTTTGTCCCAGATACGGTCAAATCCCTTTGCTTCAATAGAACGCGTAGTTCAGTGACATTGGATTGAGAATACGGCCCTTCATCGGGCAGTTCTACATCCAACACTGCTGTTTCTTCAAGAGGGAGAATGTTGCCGGAGGAATTGCCTAAGTCGGCCATTGGTATATGCAAGCGCACATTATCGCATGGCAATCCCGGCCCTGCTTCAATTCTATTCCCAAATATAGTCCAATCGAGGGCTACACGAACCCCATTTACTGTCACTGTTCCGCTTAATCGCATATTCTACAACCTCTTGTTATCCCTCTTAAAGGCTCTCATAGGGTGAGATATGGGCTTGTTTCAGTGATTTTCATGTGCCGAACAATAAGTTCAACCTCCACTGTCACAGCCCCCTTATCGTCGGGGAGTTGATGATCGGCCTTGGCAATGGTGTAATCCTCTACTGTGATTACCGCACTTTGGCGTGTTGCCCCTGAACCGGGTTTGTTCAAACGAATTACGATGTCGTTTGTGTTTTTATGATGTCGGCGGGTTCTTAATTGATCCCATAGCCGGTCGTCTTCGATGATTGCCGAGAAGGAAAAGGTGTAATTCCTTTGAGCCTCGGTAATATCAGTTGCGAATTGGGTTCCTCCGTGTTGGACTTGATCTGTATCGGCTGATGCGCCTTCATATCCTCGGATATACCAGCGAGCAGTATTGCCGTTATTCACGCCAATGTTAAAAGAAGTTCCTCGGAGAACATTTTGTCCGAAAATTTCAATGCTCATGTCTTGAAACAAATACGGCTTCTCGCCATCGACTGCAATGCCTGATGCTTTACGATTAACTGCGCTATTTGCAGTGTTCTCAAACATTCGATGTGGATAGAATTTGTTTGCAGTATCGGTGTAGTGCCGTGTTGCTTCATAGTCGAGAGAGATTTTCAATTCGCCCTCCGTATCGGCTTCAAGGCTTGCACTGTTAATTTTACAGCCATTGTAAAGGCGTAGCAATTGTTCAGCACCACCAGATGAAACAGTTGGTGTATCGGAATGGGTTGCCGTATCATCGGTTCGGCGGAACGATTGTTCAACCATAAAGGTCGGCAAATGGGTGTGGCCGTAAATGGTGTGTTCTACTCCAAAGGATAGTCCCTTTGTTGTTGCGTCAATGTGCGGGCTACCTCGCTTATTATCGGTGAGGTATGCGATTCTTTCAAGGCCACATGAAGCGACGAGGTGAGGGAATAACAAAGGCTGTTCAATGTAAATGTAGTCGCCACTGGCCGCAATAACTCGACGGATTTCATGCTTATGGATGGAGGGCAAGGTCGCATCAGAACCGGGAATTTCTACGGTGTCTTTGTCAATGAGTTGCACATAGTCGCCAACAGTGAATTTTGCTCTAATTGTTGCACCGACATTTATTCTTGTATCTCCAACAGCGAGATCCACTGAACCGTTGATTGGTGCTAAAATATACACGACTTTGCCAGCAGTTCTACAAATCGCCATTGCGCCAGTATCAATATCGGCGCAACCGCTAAGTCGAGTGGGAGTGCCTAATGCCGTGTAAGACCCGTATAATACCAAGCCAGCCGCACTTAATGTTTTGAATACTCCGCCTGTGGTTCTAACGACTTCATGTGTTTCAGCAAAATTGCTTGTATCGGCGTTGATTGTTGTTGGATCGCCCCCTGCGGTCTTTGCACCCAAAAGTGCGTTTTTGCCGTCTAAATTGGTAGCCCCTGTCGCCGTAGTAGTTGAAAGAGCCGAAAGAGTATCAATTGTTGTTCCTTCAAATTCTTGAGCCGCATATACTTTTGTTGCGTCTTTGTTATTCAATTGACTACCGACCGTCAATGTATTATCCGACGCAACATGCACGAATTCGCCCTTGCTTCTTGCACTATGGCCGCCAAGGGCGTATTTCATCCAGCGTAGCGTATGAGCGTTTAGATTCATGCTACCGCCACTAAGAGTTTCTCGCCCACTGGTGAGGACATTCACATCTCGACCCATGCCAACAATGTGTTGCTTTCGCACATCAATTTCAGGCTCAGGAAGAGAAAAAGAATTGAGCAAACCGAAGAATTGGTCTGTCTTAACAAATTGCGCCGCATCAGTCATGGTGAAATCAGCAGTGGGGCATTGAACGCTGTCAATCGTGAGAATATCGGTTCCGGCGGCATTACCCGCCCCCGTAAGCAAAGCCGGTTGAATGTTGATTGTCTTGTTGGTGGTATCGCTTGCCGTGATGTAAAATGTTCGGCGGGTTGTTGCGTAATAATCGACTGATAAGCCACCGCTTGTAGTCCCTGATAGGCGGAGAATGCAACCAACGAGGGCATTATCGGGGAATTCAAGGGTTGTATCGACATAAGGTGATGCCGCACCAAAAGTAATCACTGTGGTATTGGCTTGGGTGGCGTGAGGTGCATGAGCGAATCCTGTGCCGTCTCCAACACCATTAACCGTGAGTCCGGTTTCCATACCCCATGAGATTTCTGCTAAGTCGCCCTTGTAAATTGTATTAACCATTTTATTCACCTATTCTACAAATCCGGTAATGTCACTGCAAATGTTATTGTTTCTGCCTGCATCGTATATCGGAATAGTTTTTTGCTTCTGTCACTAAGATCGGTTCTCGTTTTGAAAATTATTCTGTCGAAATTATCTCCATCGCCTTTCCGAACATTATGAATTATCCGCCTTACCTCATCCCTTAATTGACCCAAGCGGCTTCGCCCCTTAACAGTTCTTATATCTATTGTCAAATTGACATGAACATTTGCGAAGTCAAAAAGCAGTTCGGGCTGTGCTTCATTATGTGCTGTTTCAAAAATCCGTATCACATCTTGGTCGAGCAATCGGTTTCTTTTTCCTTCGCCACGATCTAAAATGGTAATGTCTTCAATCGAAGGTTTAGGTGAGATATTCCAATTCGTATTCAACAAATTGGCAACAGCCTGTATTGCATCAAGAGCCACCTTCAATAACCTCCATCAATTTGTTGAAAGCAGTTTCGACTCGTTTTTGAGGGCCACTGTTTTTTAGTTGTATATCCACATTCTCTTCTAATTCTTCATCGGTGGATTTTTGGCCGTCATCCATATCCATTTCTTTTTCTTTAATCATTAAAAGGTCTTTCGCAGTAGCGATTTTGCCGGATAAACCAGAAGAAACCGCATCGTATTTTTTAAGGGCAACGGCCAATTCTTCACAGAATTTCATGTGCAATTCCCACACATTATCGGCCAAATTAACCACCCATGCCCGCAACAATAATGCTTTCTTGATACGGAATAAGTAAGCGTTTGACCTCTTCATCCATTTTTTGTATTTTTGACGACAAATCCATTCCTTGAGTTCCTTCAGGGAACATGACGGAATAATCATCGCTCATTAAAATGTCAATCGCAACCAATTTAGTGCAACAATTCTCAATGACTTTATCGACATATCGCTCTCCGTAAATATAGGATATTTTGAGGCTGTGATTTTCAAAGAATGGGTATTGATTGTTGAACATGATTGCGCCGTTATCCTCCATAACCCAATAGTCTTTTTGGCGTTCTTCATCATTAACATCGGTTGCCATTCTTTGCTGATACACTGTTGCGCCGCTTACATTAGCCAAAAATGTGCTTGTAAGGTCGGTCACTACGGTAAAGACATTGCCTGAACGAGAACAAAGAGCAACATGATCTTCGCCGCTTGGATTGAGTATATACACCAAGCCATGTTTAGCGGTAAATAGGCTACCATCGGCAACAGTGAAAGCAGGCGACGATACACTGGCTACTGTCGAGGATGGAGTAGAACCTTTGGAGAATACAAAAGAACCGTCATTGTTGGTGGTGGCAATTGTTGAATCCGCACCGTCTTCTGTTGAACGCATACTGCTTATCACAAGCATACCGTCGCCTTGGTCGCTGTTTGCAGTTGCGAGGAATTCATCATTTAGATTCAAAGGAACAGCCGTTCCGTCTTCATCAACGCCCTCGGTCAAAGAACCAAGTTGAATAACGCCCCTATTCGTAGCAGTGTCTTTGTTAATCAAATTGGCAATGTTGTTGGCAATTGTTTTAGCCCCAAATGTCCCATCCCATGTGGTGCTTGTAGTGCCTCGGCTAAGTGTTGCTACTCCATTTGCGCCCGGACATAAGAATATCTTCTCGGAGGCTGATATGCTCTCGGCTTTAGTGACTTGCACTTTGATTCGACATGACGCTAATTCCCTGTAAAAATCACCCTGCCAAACACTTAATCGTAGCAATTGTTGAACGGATCGGTTATGCAAATACACTGCACCCACATAATCGGTATAATAACGGCGACGATAAGGCTTGAATGTAGTGAAGTTTTGGTATTCATCTACTACTATTTGCGGTCGCCATGCCATGCGGCATATTTTGTCGATGTAATCTTGTTTTTCTTTAATCAGACGCTCTACTTGGAGTCTTTGAATGCCTCGCTCTTTACTGGCAGTAATGCCTGAAAGGTGCTGGATATATGATGCGTCGGCGGTGGTGAATGATTCAGAACCAACCTTTGCTACCAACAAATTGACATTACCACTGCCTGCCGATGATGTGCCGGTCAATGTGTATTCTGTTCCAACAGAATTAGAATTGCTGTATGCGAGGATTTTATCGCCGGTTGTATATCCCCATCGGCGGAATTCCGCACCAGTGATGGGTAATTTCAATGTGCTACCGTCTATGCTTGAATTGGCCGACAATGCCACAGGATCGGGCAAAGGCAATTGAAGAAAGTCCGACACTTTTTGAACGGTGGTATAGACTAAATCATCAGGATACAAAGGCTGATTTGGCCTATGTCCCGGATTGAAGATTCTCGCCATTCATATTCACCAATCTCATTCTTTCTTGTAATCAGCACTGCCCGGTCTTGGATTCTCTTTGTTTGCCTTTCTTGCTCGGTCGATTAAAGAGGATGTTTGCTTTTTTGGTTTCATGTTTGGCGGCGGAGATGAGTGAAAATCAATTTCTTTTTTCTTTCTGTTTGGCGTTGATTCCAATTCCTTATCTCTCGTTGAGTCTTCATACCAGTCTTTCTCATCCGACTTGTTATGAATGAATGCCGCCCTCATTTCTTCAAGAGACATTGGGACTTCATCATTTTGCCCGCCAATGCGAGATAGTTCAGTGCGACGGGATCGAGCCGTTTCTTTACGGCGGATGGGGCAAGCAATAGCAGGGGCTTGCACAGGACACCCTGCGCCGATTTCAGCACCAATAGACCCGCATACGGGGCATGGCTGTGCTTTCAATAAATCCATTCCGACTTCAAATGCTTTTTTACTCATTTATGATGCCCCCCCATATTAAAGTGCATAGGTGCTGAACAAACAGCGCACCTTGGAGTCCAACAAAAGTGTAGCATACCGCATGAATGGCAACGGGTTCCAGACCCAATGTTTTGAATATCGAAGCGTTCACGCTTTTTGATTTCGACTTTCTTATTTGGTGCATTTCTGACATTCCGCCCGCTAAAAGGCGATTCAGATTCAGCAATAGACCCCTCATTTGTTGCTACTTCAAGCATACGGGTGTTCCGTCGCTTTTGGATCTCAATAGAGGTTTCAAGGTCAATTTCTTGTAATGTAAGACTCATTGAAAAACCCACCTTTTTTCAGTGGGCTTCACCGAGTTCCGGTAATGTGAACAATAAGATCCGCCATGCCTGTTGCATCTCCGCCATTAGGATATTCCACCATAGGCTGTGCCGCCGCCGCCGCATGATCGACTGCATCACCGGATGCTTGGGTGGAGGGGGCTAAAATTCTAAGTTTTTTGTTGGTGTAATCGTATAGCACCGTAAATCCATCAAGTTGTCCAGAAACGACATTTACATCATCTACATTTGACAGGCCGGATACTGCATTTGCATCAAAAGAATCTCCGCCTACGGAGTATGTTCCGGTGAATTTGACTGAATGAAAAGTGGTAATTCGACCACCGCTTACCGATTGTCTTTTTGTTGTTTTTGCTGTTGTCGTTCCCATTGCGCTCATCTCTTTGTATTTGTTCTTTCTATTTAGTGATTATCATTCGTAATAAATTACTACTCGGATAACAGCCGCCGAAGTCCATGCTTTAGCGGTGCTTGTAATTCTAAGGGTGATTGTGCCACACACCAGACCAGTCCAAGGCGTAGTATCATCCATGACTGTCGCCGCACCCGCCCCGTTAAGGGTTTTAGGCAGTGCGCCATCATGTGATTTTCCACTAAAGACTACCAAATGGTTTGCATCGTTATGCGTTCCATCACCGGTTGCCGCCCCCTCGGAGGTTTGAAATTGATAAACGGCGGTTGAATCCGCCGAGAAGTCCAGTGCCGATATTGCCGCATGATAAGGATAGCCCAAATCATCAATCAATTCAAAGATACCTGTTGTTGAGGTTCCATCCACAATAACTGATGCCGTAGGATCAACAATGATTTTATGGATTTTGCCATTCAAAGGAAAAGTCACTGATTTTGTTGTAAGGCCGTCTAAATCGCCAGCAACAAAATCATACACCAAACGATTCACGCGAACACGCGAGCCATAACGCCCGTCGCCATCGTCAAGTGAATGCTTGGTGACACCCATGTTCATTCACCTTGTAGTCGGGCAATCAAATCGAGTTTCTTGTCCGAAGGTGAAACAGGTAGCCCCTTTGATTTTGCCAAAGACATTAGTTTGGCGCGAGTAAGTGACGAGTAATCAGGAGTATCGCTATCGACCGGCGCGTTTGCTTGCATTGGCTCGGTAGCCGATTCCTCCCTTTCCTCGCTTGGAGTTTCAATTGCTTCAACCATTTTTTGAGCCTTAGCCTTTTCAACGGCTTCATGCCCTTCGACAACCCAAATTGTAGCGTCGAATGCCAGTGAAGGTATGATTTTTTCTTCAATGAATTCTTTAGGAATATCGGTGCGAGTCATTCCCGGTGCAAATCCGTAGGATGTGTCACCGATTTTTAATTCGGTGTAATTCCTCCACCCTTTGTAGGTGAGCGATAGTGTCAAATCAAACACCTCAACGGTATAGAATTGAGATCCGGTGGGTGTCGCCTGCTGTTCCGCTTGCAGTGGTGAATTTCACTGTTGCACCATCGTTGCGAATGAGCGTAGGCACTTCAAAGCCACCAGAGATGTTTTGAACACCAAGAACACTGACGACTTCTGAACCAGAAACGCCTGTAATCGAGGTTGCCGCCGCAACAGCATCCAAAGAGAAGACAGTTGCGGTGCTGTGTGCGGTGATGAATACATCAACGACCAAGAGGTTTAGTGCGCCTTGCACTGCACCATCGGTAGTTGAAGATGAGGCTAATTGAGCCTGCCAAGCGGTGCTATCAGGTGATGCACCAATTGGTAGTCGAGTATCAAGGATAACCTTGGTGGCGGCTTCTGCTTCTGTAATGTTGCTATTTTCAGTCATTGTATGTCACTTCCATTTTTCTTTCTTCATCAAGCGGTAATGTCACGAACCTTGCCGTGTGCGCCGTAGAAGAGTTGCCATAGATCGCCCATTGTATGAAACAATCCCATTTGTCCGAGTCGGTTGATACCGAATGGATCTCCGGTTTCAATTCCGCTTTCGTGGTAAAGAGTTGGCTTTGCAGTGCAAAAATACATGTAGTCCGTATCGAGGAAATACATGCGTGACATTGCGCCACCAGATTCGTTTTCAACATCCTTTGAAGGGATGATAGGAACACCGTTGTAAGTAGCAACGACGAAACCGGCTTCCATGCCGGGAACACCCTTGACACCATTTACGCCGGGAACCACACGCTTCATTTCAGTGAAACGCTGTTGAGGTTGGAGTAGTTGTTGGATCTTTTCCAAAGTGTCGTATCCAGTGAGGATAACCTTTGGCTGACCTCCCCGTTCCCAGACTTCTCGGAACATTCCATCAATGATGTTGAGGGACAATGCTCGGTTTGCACCTGCGGCCCCTGCATCTACATTGGAGTCATACCATTGACGAGAACCTGCACCAGCACCGTTTCGGGTGATGCTGTATTGGTTGTGGTCGGTGATAGCATCAACGAAATCAGTTGCACTTTCAGTAAAAGAAGATGAGGTGCAACGGTCAAGAGATTCAAAGCCGTTGCCCGAAAGGGTATCGACATTCTCAAGAAGCATTCGGTTAATGTGTTCAGCGTGATGCTTTGCCATTTCCATTTTCATAACGGCTCTTGCATCGCCAAGTCCATCGTCTTTATCAGCGAGGAACATTGCAGTTTCCGACAAGTCGAAGGTGTGAGCAACAGTCATTGGCTTGGTTGAAACATGCTCAAAAGAAGGCTTGGAGGTTTCAGGTAGTGTTCCATTTTCAGCAACACCGCCGCCCTTTCCAAAGTCCGGCTTTGAGGTGACGACACGCCATCCACTCTTTTCCCAAGGTTTCTTAGGTAGGATTGAAAAGGCGTTAAATTCTTGATTCAATTGCGACCAGACTTTGCGACCGAAGATCGCTTGGTAGGTTCCGGCAGTTGATGATGTCAAAGGCGAATCAGCCTTGAGCAAATCCGTTCCCGAATAAGCCCATGCGTTTGCGCCTGCGCCTGCACCGTAGTAGAGGCGTTCCATGTCTTCGATTGTTCGTAGGTATCCTGTGCTTCCCATATTATTCACTTCCATTTATCGGTTTTTTAATTTACTCGCCCCGCAGTGCGCGTCGGGCAAGGTCTTCTGCGGCTCGCCATCCGTCAAGTCCTGAACCCATTGCGTTGAATTCTTCGTGAGAAGGAACCCGAACACTGGTTTCACTTGGAGTTGGTGACACAGACTTTTGAAGGTCGGTGTTTTGATGTTGTAGTCCAGCAATTTCTTGTCGTAGGGCCGCAATTTGGCCTCCGAAGTCGGATTGCTTTTGGATTTGCATGGCTTGAACGGTTTCAGCATCGTAGCGTTCTTTCCATTCTTTCTCAACAAGTCCTTTGAGAGATTGTTCGTCACGGATTGCGGCGTATGCGCCATATCCTCGCTCAAGTGCTTGAGGGGTCAAGTCTTCGCCCTTAATCACATTCTTGTTGCCAGATGGTGCATTGTAGCCCATCGAAGGAACATTGGTCTTGATTACGGTTTGATTGCCGCTTGGAGAAGGGAGGGTTGGGTAGGATGGCTCGGTGGCATCCTCGCCGGATCCGTATTCGTCGCCTTGGCCTCGGTGTGAGTATCCACCGGAACCTTCTTGGAGATATGCTTTTTCAAGTCCAAAGTGTTCTCGGACAGAATCGAGATTTACACCCGCTTCGTGTGCGAATTTTTCCAAGGTATCAATATAGGCCAATGCGTTGTTTTCGTTTCCAGACATGTTATCACTCTTTTTTGTTGTTGTTGTTGAACAATCATCGCAACCGCTTCCCTCTCCCTTACAGGTAGAGCAAGTCATGTTCTTATCCATATAATCTCCCTTGACGATTTCATCACCGTCAAGGTGGCTTAGAACACGGCTTAGGCCGTTGCGAATTTCATTTAGTGCTTCTGCATTTGTCATAGTATCATCCTCATCATCCATTTTTAGAATTGTGTAATTTGATTCAGGGTTAATGCCCTTCTTACACAATGTAATTTCATGGAGTTCAAGGTCGGTGATTTCTCGGTGGGTTCCGAGTTCGGGTGTTGTTTTGGTGACACGGAACAAAGCCTGCCCTCCAATAGAGAATGAGCGTAGTTCGCCATCACGGACTTGCTTTTGGACTTCTCTTGCTTTTTGAATATCGTCACGGATTTTGCATACTACAAACAGTCCGTGATCATCAACCTCGGATTTCCATACACGGTTTTGAGAATCGGTGTAATTATTCACTACCTCTCCAACCTGAATACCACTGTGGGCGAGTTGAACATTACGGAATGCTTTGTTGTTCATAAATTTGCCAAAAGCCTTCTTTAGAGCCGATACAGGGATTCGGTCGCCTTGCTTATCAACCATATCGACTGATGCGTAGCCAGCAACGAACAAGTCTGCGCCATCAGCCGACTTCAAAACGAAATCGGAACCAATTGCGGAGAACCCGACAGTTGATTGCGCTTGCATGAACCAAAGGATTCAATGTCAAGGTATATGAATGGTTTGGCAATTGAATCAAGCGATACGCTGTGCTTCAGACCTTGAAGCAGGCTCTATGTCTTGCTCATTTGCGATTTCTTTTGGTGTTTTTTCGGGATAACGGAGAACGGCCCTTTCTCCATCGACTTGAAGTTCGGCAGGGCCAACATCCTTTTCTTGTATTGTTAAGTTGAGTATAGGTTCTTGTTCTTCATCCTCAAGGTCACGGTTTTTAGGATCGGCAAAGGTGGTGTTTTCTTCATCGGTCAATTCTGTTGGCCCGCGCGGTGCGGTCAAATCAGCCTGCATACCAGACCATGCGCCGCCATCAGGCGATGCGCCATTCATCCGAGGATATACAAAATTCTCAATAATATCGTCATCTATTGCCTCATTTACAGTCCATTTACCGTCTTTTTCTTCAATTCCGTATTCATTGCCAAAGTTTTCAAGCATTTTTGGACTTAAACCTTTTAACGCACTGCATAATTGGGATGTTGTCATTGATACCTCTTTATCCCTAATGTATCTCCGAGTGTGTTTCATGGTATCATCCACACTGTCGCCTTTTTCCTCATCGCCCGTAATTGCTGGTGCGCGAAGAATAATGGATTTGATTGTATTGAATTTTCTTTGTTTTTTTCTTCGCCCAACGCTGTGCAATGCGCTGTGCGTTCCCGCACTATTGGATGAAAGAGAAGAACCACCGGCACTACTGCCTCCGCCTGCGGCACTGCCTCCACCTCCGCCGCCAGCCGCACCTTCTTTCAAAAGAGATAGCGCAATTGGCCCCCAAAGTGGCATTTGATGTGAAGCATGTTTTACTAAAGAGGGCAATTCACATTCGATTGACTCTACATCATATCCTTTTCCATCATATTTTCCTTTAACGAAAACAGGTGATAGGATTTCTGGATAATGCAGGGTGATGTCATTATGTTTTACTTTAATATGAGGGGTGGTTGGGTATTGCTTTGAAATGTTCCCCTTTTCAACAAAGCGAATCCACTTTGGATGAACAGAACGGCCTTTGATAAAGGTTGAAGTCAAATCCCGCAATAACAAATTCTCGCCTTTCTCCTTTAACGACAAAACCGTTTTTTCTAAGCCATCGTTGTCGGCTGAATTGTAATTATTTGGCGAAGGAAAATGCAAATGTTCTGTGCTGTCATATAGGGTTCTTAAAGCATCTAAACGATCTTCAAGTGGCTCTAAGTGTAAATCAGTCCCTTTATGCAAAAGTAAATCCACAGCAACCATAGTGTCGCCATCAACATAAGCGTCGAAAATAGCATCACCTTGTATTTTCTTCAAGTCGGTTTTTATTTTACTTGACAAAGACATAGGGGATACTCGCTTGCCCTTCTTTTCAACCAAATGCCGCTTTCCTTTAGGCATTTTTTGAACAGCCCAACCTCCGCTAAAACCTTTCAACGAAGCAATATCCTCTAAATCATAAATGGTATGTGCTGGCTCGATCATCGTCTTGAAAACACCAGTTGGCTCGTAATCATCCGCCTTAATTAAATCACCACTTACCAAATGAGAATGACCGTATGGGCTTGTTGCCGACATTGCATAAACATCCCTTTCTTTAGGTTTTATTTCAGCATCAAGCATAGACGGCAAAGGGATGTGGTTTTCATGCACAGTTCTTTGTAGCGTTTTGAAAGGGGTATCCTTCAAATCAAACCGCAATCCGTTTTGTTCAGGATCGAAACGCCATGCCAGTGTAGCGGGCATTTCATGGCCCCAAACATCGTTATTGCCTGCTAAATATGTTGGCGGCATAGTAGATTGAGCCATAGGCGATATTGGTTGAATGATTTGGCCGTTGCCATTTTCAGATTTGTTTTCAATTCTCATAGCCGCCATATTTGCCGCTTGAGCAATTTGTTGTAAATTGCCTCTCGCAATTGTATTCGATTCAAGATCGGTTCCAGTCAAGACCTCCGGCCCAAATTGTTTTATGACTTGTTCGGTGACTTTTGAAATGTTGTCGCCAAGTGCCATATCAGCGTCTTTGAAATGAGCGTTATGCAATTTCCAATAATCCGATACCGATGATGGGTGGTCTTCTCGATAAATTCCTTTCTTTGGATTTCCAACATCAGTATGTGCCGCCATAGCCCTCCCTAAAGAGGACATAAGCAAAGCATCGGATGGCACAGTCATTCTACCGCCCTGTCCCTTTACCTCGCTTGGGTGAAGGTGTGCTTGATTTGATACCGCCGACCAATTCCCTCTTTTACGGGTATATCGATCTGAATTAGTCCCACCAGTAAGAGCAGGTGAACGGGTTTGAGTTGCCGCCCTCGGAAAATGACTGTTATGATGCAGGGATTGTTCTAATTTTGCTAAGACCGAATCAAATAATTCTTGTTCAACCCACCCTCCGTTGAAAACAGAAGGATATGATTGTTTCAATAAGTCTTTCAAAGAATCCTTAGAACGGCCAACGCCACCCCAATGCAAAAACGGTTGCCACCAGTGATGATTTAACGACTTTTGATTCTCTCCATCCCATGCGCCGGTATAATGGTCGTCTAAATCTCCAAGGTTTGCACTTGAAACAGGGCCATGACGATCCGCAGGTCGAGTCCACCATTCAGCCATCGGCGTGAATCGACTTTTCCATGAACGCAAAGCACGATCCCATGTAATTCCTGATTTTTCTTGAAATTTATTCATCATTGCTTTGCTATTTGGAGAGTCTTTGGATTCTTCCGCACTCATTTGTTGTAGAATCTCTCCGAATTCATCCCGATGGTTGGGGGTATTCCAATCTAATCCAAACAAATAAGGCAACATGCCAAAAGAAGTCATAAATTCCTGTCTTTTTTCTTCAAGCCATTCTCCTTCATCCATAAATGCGCTTCTTTGACGGTCTTTTTGGTATAAATCGTGCATTGACACAGGGGAATTGCCATATTCAGGGGAATTACGGTGCAAATGCGCTAAAGACTTTTCATGTAGGGAATTTTCTTTCAACATTTTTGCCGATTCAATGAGGTGGTGTGCATATTCGGGTTCACCATGTTGCCCTCCATGCAACAAAGGGCAAGAACCTGATTTTAGAGATAGGGGGTGGTGTTCGCCATAAGGATTTGAAGGTTCGGCCATCGGCCAATCATCCATGATGTTCGTTGATACCTTGGTTTGTCCCGCCATGTAGGGCGATCCAATTGTCATAGAAGCAACGCTCATAGGCGACTCTAAATCTCTCATTTTATATGGCTGGTCTATTTTTTCCTCAATCATTTGAGGCAAAACCATGTCAAGGGGATTTTCTGATTGTTTTGCTATTGAAAGGTATTTGCTAAAGTCATAATCAGCGTCGAGCAAAGTCGCGATTACCGCGTCTGTTCTTTTTCTCGATAAATCACTCATCTAAACCCCCCTCATAGGCGGTCATAGACTTTTTCAAGCATATCGGCAATTTCCGATACGATCCCCACTTGGCCTTCACCGCTTGCTTTCTTTATGTCACCTAATGACTCTTCAATAGGTGCGCGATTTGGATGATTTTTGTTCACTCCGCCGTCATTTAGGTGCATGTGAAGCGAAGATGCTTTTGCATCATATCCCGTTTGAGATACAGCAGGCATTTTATACACTTCGCTAATGGTGGTCTTTTTCGGTGCGTCGTTTATAGCGGGGCGCATTTGATTTGTTCCAAAACCTTGAGCGCGGTCGCCAGTCTTTGCATCTACAAATTGAGGCACTTGGTTTTCAACGCTCTTTTCTTGTTCGTATTTGACAATGATTCCATGTTCGGCAAGAATTTGAGAAGTCAAATCACTGGATGCCTTCTTATCGGAAAAATGACCTTCGCCAGTTATTTGTTTTTTGCCGGTTTTTCTACCCAACCTGCATTCAACGCACTTTCCTGATGGTTCAAGGCCCGATTTATCGGTCTTTCCGCAACCATCGCAAATAAATTGGGATTTTGACTCGCTTTTGATAAAAGTTGCTTCTAATTCACGGACATGAGCGAGCAAATCACCTTCGGGCGTATTTTCCATTGGGTCGAACCATTGTGGCATTATCCATTCACCTGCTTTTCCGCTTGCTTCCAATCCTCTAATTCTTCATAACGAGATTTAGTGAATAGTTCGCCACTGCCTGTAAATGGGCCAGTGGATGACGACAATTCCGCGCCAGCATCACGATTCAAAGGATCGTATGTTTCATCGGCGTGGGGTGTTGTTGATTTAATCCAGCCATAACGCTTCATTAGCGTTTCTGGGTCTTCAACGGCTTTTTGCATGACTGTGTTTTCTTTTTCCAACACACCAATGCGTTCTCGGAGGGTTCGCAATTCTTGAACCATTTCTTTGAGCAATTCTACTTGTTCTGTTTCGTCGCTCATTACATCACCCTCACTGAATTACCGCATCGAGGACACATGTAGTATGGCTCGACCCCGCCGGTTGCTGGTCGCGCAACCTTTGACATTGGATAATTATTGCAGTTGGCGCAATCAACCCTATTTGAATGTGGCCGAGGCATTTGAGTCATCAATTCTTCGATTTGTTGGTCGGCTATTTGTTGGCGGTAATACGGTTCTTGTTGCCGGTTGTAATCGTCAAGGCCACCGATTTGCAGGTTTTGATCAACAATAGACCACATATCATCATCGGGATATGGTTTTTCGTCTTTCAAAACAGACCATCCAATTTCTAAAGCCTTATTCACTCCATTGGGGCTTGGCATGGTGTTGATAGGTTGTTGAGGTTGTTGCGCTTGCATTCCATTTGCACGACTTCTCTTAGGCGTTAGCCATGATTTAATGCGACTTTGATGAGTTGGCTTTTGCCGTTCCATCTCAGGTTCGTCATGGGGGTCTTGTTTAGCACCATCATAGTGTGCCATTGGTTCGTATTTGCGTAGTGTCATTTGAATCCCCCTTCGCCTTTCAAAACAGCCCAACCGATGTCGTTTGCTTGATCTAATGATGCTTTTTTGTCTTTAGGGCCGCAATCTGAACAATAAGTGTGACCGTCTGTATCGCTTCGCATTTCATCCGAATCACAGTCGATGCACTTTTGCTTATCGCAGGCCCAACATTCATGCACATCTTCTGTCGTGCCACATTTGCCGCACTCCATTAGAAACCACCTGCTTGTGCGCCGCCTGCCATATCAGCAGGCATGTTTTGAGGCATTTGTTGTTCCATTGAAGCACCCATTGGGTCTGGGGCCATTCCGCCGCTTACAGGGCCAAGTGGTTGCATTTGAACAACGGAGGCGTGTTTAGCCTTAATCATCGAAAGTGGTTCCTTGATTGACAAAACCGCCATTTCAAGTTGCTTCATATCCATTTGTAGTCCAACAAGGGCTTGTTCTTGAATACCTGCTGAACGCTGGTCGTCAAGTAAATGTGTAAGACTGTTCATTTTGCCGACTAAATCCGAGATGGTTCTATCCACTTCATTGAATAATCCGGCGATTGGTGCTGTGCTTACAGCAGTGGTGGGATCAACGCCCATCATAGGCTCGGCCTTCTGCAACAAATGGCTACGGACTTCTAAAGCCCGCATACGATCCGCAATAGAAGGTGAACCTTGGTATGTCACTCAAACCACCCGATGAGGTGTATAAAATCCTGAAGAACGGCCAGCGCGACTTACGCCCTTGATGACTGCATTTTCAGTTCCGTTGTAATCAGACGCTTTGTTGTTGTATTGCGGAATTACGCCAAGGAATTGAGTATGTGCGAGGTTTGCATCGGCTGTCTTTGTCAAAGAATCGTGAAGGTTCAAATCGCTTTTGAGATATGACAAAGCATTCTCGGCATCAATCATGTGCTTGCCAATCATGCCCCGGTTCCCCTCGGTGATTGCTTTTTGCATAGCCTCTAAAGAAGCCAACGCTCGGCGTGACATTGCATCCATTTTTTGTAGAATCTCTTGGTTATCCGGCATACGCTTCAATCCTTCCAATAGGTTTCACTTCATTAAACATTCGTCTTATCATCCGATAATCCGTTTCTCTTCAATGCTTCTTTAATTTGATGCTCGGCCATTTTTTCTTCGGGCGTTTCAAACCTTCTTTTGTCGGTTTTTTTATCAACGCCAGTCGGTGCGCCGTCGTTTCTCATCAAATGTTCAGGCGATTGGCCGAGGCTGTTTTTACCATCGGTGTTATCGCTTATTGTTCTCAATGGCGGAATCCCCGTATGCGCCACGCCCGCTAATGAAGCATCAAGAGGCATAGAGCCTCGGCTTGCACTTAGATCACGGCGGCTTTTTTGCACCTCGCCGCCTTGTTTTTGAGCCATCTGTGCGGCCTCGGCTTCTTGTTGTTTTTGTTGAATTTCTTCATCCGATGGTTGCCTGAAATCGAAGTGCAATATCTCGTCATCTATTCCATCACGGAGGTTTGCTTCAAAGCCTGCTTGCTTCATTTGAATCATGTTGCGGATTGCCATTTCGTCACGGCGCATCGTCATAATCTCATCCTCTTCCTCATGTGGACTCAAAACCAAGTCCCATTCAGTGATTGAAAACGCTTCAAGAATTTGAGGGAATAAAACACGGTTGTAAATAGACTGTGAATGTGAAATTGCCCTGTTGCTTACTACAATTTGCATACCTTCATTATTCAATCCGCCACCTGAAACATCATTCATAAAGACATTTGAAACACCGTAAAACGCCGAGATTCTTTGCCGAATGTCGTCTTTCATAGGAATGTATTGTAATTCTTCTAAGGTATCCATCATTCGGACATATTCAATGCCACCACGACCAGACTCGGTTTCAACACCAATCGTCGGAATGTAATTTGGATCTCTCTCAAGATGTTCTTGGATATTTCGAGCCGTTCTTTCAACGGTTTCAAGGTTTGACGATTTAATCACCATTACGCCTCTTGGCATTCTTCGCTTTTGATACGCTGAATACACATAGTTATCCATTGAAATTAAAGTGTTCACTTGTCGCCACATTGTAGCAACGGGGCTACGGCCATACAATTTAGAAGGCGACCATTTGCTAATGTGTATTACCTCGCCCTCGGTATAGACTTGGCCTTTTCCAACACCTGCCAAGTTCATGTAATGAATAGGGACTACTGGCATACCCGTCTTCGGGCATTTTTCCTTTGAATCACTTGTTCTAAATGAACGATCAACAAGACTTGTATATTGACTTCCGCCACGAACACCCCTTTTATCCGCCAAAATCCTCATAAAAATAGGGTCGGCTCGGCTGATTTCTTTTACTCGATAAAACATTGGCTTCTTTGATTTTGGGTCAATGAAGTATTCTTTTGTCAATACAATGTAAGCATCATCAACAATATCCAAGTCCATTTCAATTTCACGGAGGATTTCGATAAAGTCTTGGTGCATACGGTTTTTAGTGCGGAATAAGGCATCGGCATAATCAATTTGAGAACGATCCGCTTTACGGACTTCGCCGCCACATTTTGAACAAACATCTACTTGTTGTTTAAATTCTTCAGCACATTGAACACATTTTACTACAAATTTTGGTTTCCAACCCCACCCTTTACGGAATGTTTCAACATTAAGGTGGTTGAGAATTGAACGAAGCACCAAACACTCATACGCCGCCGCATATAACGCAGGTATGGTTATGCCTTGAAGCAAAGCAGGTTCTTGAATTCCTGTTTGAAATAAAGGCATTGTCGGCATTGGTGTGCTATGCCGTTCCATATCCATTCCAATTGAAGCAAAGAGCCTTTCGATGCGTTTTTTATCTGCCAAATCAAATCACATCCGCCTTCAATTGGTCTTCACTGATGTTCCACTTTTTGAGCAAAATTGTTTGCTTTTTGGGGGAAGAATGATTGAAAGTGAACAAGCGTATTGCCTGTTCTTCTCCTTCGATTGCTTTTTGAATTACAACCGCATCCTCCTTCTTATCGTTCAAATGTTCAAAGGCTGAATCGCAGGCTTTTTTCACTGCTAAATTACCTTCTATGACGATTGATGCCCCCTCCGCTTTAACAGCACTGACACCCATGACACTTTTAAGCGTATCAACATAGGATTCCGAATTGTTTGAAGAAAACGGCAAAATTATTCTCGGAGTCCCTCTTGGATCTAATTCTGTTTTTCCTCCGGCCTCCCAAAGTCCAGCAATTAACCGGCCATAGTCTTTCACTATTGCATCCCCTCTTTCAACATCATAATACAATGATTTTTTGTCGGACTTTGAGCCTTTACCAACAGCGTAAATGTCATACAAAAAGCCATGACTTTTGATTAAACCGGCCAGTTCTGAAGTGCTTGCTAAAACGCCGCGTTCAACAATCCCTCTTGAGTCAAGTATGCCGTTCTTTGCCAACAATACGGAGGCATCGCCCAATATGGTTTGTTCTCGATATGAAAGCCGTTCTGATTTGTCAATGCGGCTTCTCCATTCGTTGTAAGCAAGTTCTTTTTGCTCATCATCCGTTGAGTCCGACCATGATTTGATGAATCTTCTAAAGGGTATGTCAAAGCGAGTTTCATTTCGATTAAGTGTTTCATAATCGCTATCGGTCAAAGGTAATTCCGACACCAAATTAGGATTTACGCCGCTAAAGTGTTTTAGAATTGACCGGCGTTCAAGGTGAATCAAGGGGGTGATAATCTCAATCATCTCTTTCTTTTCAGCCTTCAATAACAAACCAACCATTTCGCCACTTGTCATGCCAAAGTTATCGGAAAACCATGTTTTTCCTATTTCTTTGCCATCAAGTTCAGCACCGGGTTGTTCATTTGGATTTGAAGGGTTATTTGGATTATTAAATCCTTGAATGTTTGCGCCATTTTGGGCTTGAGCCGCCGTTTCTTGTTGCTCTTGTTGATTGGCCGAATTGGTTTCGACCTTTTTTTGAGCATTTTTTTGAGCCAATTCTAATTCCTTTTCTTTTTGATCTACTTCAGGAGAGGCGGCGGTGTTAAGCGAAGGGAGTATTTTCATTATTGCGTCATCCCAAGAATCAACGCCATAAACAAATTCAATCCGATCACGCATCAGCCCACCCCAACCTCTTTTGCCAAGACTCGGCATCAAGTATTATGATGTTATCCCTGAATTCCTTCGTTGCTTGAACCGTTAATGCCAAGGCCATAACCATATCATCATGCCCTCCAAGGCTCTCCATTCGCCCGTTGTCGAGCATAGTAAATGTAGATAATTCATTGATTAGGGCATTGATGTGCCGCCGAGTCGCCCCTTCGTCTTTGTAAGGCAAGAAAAGGTGTTGTTGCTCAAAGTGTAATTGTAGAGTATGAATTAACGCTTCTTTCTTCATACGAGTTGTATTGAACGGTTTTATCGGCAGGTCACTAATTTCATTTAGAACCTGATTGAATGCCATTGCGAAGTTGTTTGTTTCTAATTCAATAATGACCGGACTAAAACGGGCATTCAATTCAATGATTTTGTCAATTTGAGAATTGAAATCCATGCCCTTTTCGTGGTGAACATGAACAATGTGTTTTTTCCTATTTTCACCCATAGCAATAACCATCATGCAAGTATAATCCGCTTTTCGATTTGCGCTGATTGCAGGATCCCAACCGATGTAATAGGAGTATTCGCCTCCATCAATAGGGTAGTATGACAAAGCCAAGGTTTCATCCTTTGCCTTTTCAATAACTTCTTCAGGGAATAGACTTGATTCACTGGCAATTGGTTTGCATAAGTATTCTCTTGTAAATGCAATCGAGGTCATTTCACTGCGCCGTGTATTCAGTGCATCAAGCGACCACCGTTCCTCCCAAAGAGGTTTGCCGGTCTTTTCATCAATTGCTGGATATTCATTGACGCAATAACCATCTAATTTTTTCAATTCGGAATATAAATCTGTATAAGAAAAAGGTGTGCCGACAATACAAAGTTGAGCCGTGTGGTGGAGAACCGGCAATAAGGCAGTGTAAAACCATGTGGATATTGCTTTTAGTTGCGTTTGGGCTTCGCTTGATAATATGTCATCAAGCACTACAATTTGAGGGTGCGCCCCACGAACCGCTTTACCAACGGACATTGCCCGAATAGAAGATTTATTTGTCATTTTGAACAATTGCTTCGCCCACCCGCGAGAAGGCTTTAGATGAGCCAATGCAGGCGTAGTCATTATCAATTCATCCATTTTCGACATGTGATCGATGGATTGGTGTTGGCTGTGCGAAAAGAAAAGAACCTCGGTGCCGGGATTGTATGCCATTTTCCAAAGCAAATAGCAACGGAAAAAAACAGACTTGCCGTGATCTCGGCTGGCTATGACGCAGGTTTTTGTATTCTGTTCCGCATTATCATACCATTCGTCGTGAAAATGAGCCAATTGAAAGCCGCAAATGTCTTCAAAAAAGAATTTGAAATTTCTACGCCCCATGTCGAAATCGACTTTAGCGGCAATATCTCCAAGACCCGACATCAATATCACTCAAGTATATTTTCAGGTCGCTTGTCTTTCCATGATTCAAGGCTTTGTTCAAGACCCCTTGGTGCTTGAGCATAGGTCAAGAGATTTCTTTTGCCGGATCCGTCAAGGATTTCACCGCCCAACATTTGCGCGTTCATAGGAACGGAATATGAAGTTCCATCTAAAGCAGGGGTATTGCCCGCCGAGATAGTCACTGTTTCGTCTTTGTCTGGTTGGGTAAGCAAAGAGGCCAATAACCGTTTCAAATGGATTTTATCCATTCCCGATTCATTAAAATTAGCAGTTTCGTTTTCATCTTTCCCTGTCGCTGTTTTGAGTCTTGAGGTTAATTCCGCAATTGACATTTCAACATTTTTAGGTAGTCCTTTTACATTTTCATTCATGTCTTGAAGGTTTGCAGGCAACATACCCATTTTCGGTGTATTTGTCATGCTTATTTCGTGCATACCTCTATTGCCGCCCATATCGAATTCATACCCTAATTTACCCATTGGGTCGCCAAGACTAATCGGATAATCCTTGTTATGATTCACGCCTATGTAATGAACCGGTCGGCCCAATTGAGTTCTCGGTGGTTTGGTTGTTCCAAATGGATTTCTGTTTCTACTTTTTAGGCCAGTTGCGGCTAAAAGTGCTTTGAAATCGCCGTCGTCTTTGTATGCTTTTCCATCCACATTCCAAGAATTAAGGGGGTGTTTTGCGGCAGTTGCTTTCATTCCATGAAGCCCTGTATTGAAGTGCAAGAACCTATCGTTTCCTGTCGGCCCCGGCGGTTTCACCATCAAAGGCGTTCCTTTGTTATCCATTAACCTTGAAGGGTTAAATTCTAATGGCACATTGTTTCCCGTTTGATGATGTTTAGGCATATTTGAAATTAAGCGGGCAAGATCTTTAGCCGACATTGTTTCTGGTCGAGCAAAAGACCCTGTGACATCATGGTTATCAATGGATTGAGCAATACTTGGCCGCCCTTCACGATCAGTCAAGAATTGAACCCTTGGAGACTCCGGCCTTAGAAAAGCCAAATCCGACCAATCCAAGGACTTATTCAAATCCGGTTTTTTTCCGGTAAAGGTTCCAAATTTCTCGCTTGTTTCACTTTTTTTTTGAGGGTTGTTGGGTTGTGTGCCACTGGCGACGGTCTTAGCGGTGGTATTCTTAGGAACAATTTTATCAATAAAATTATTCGTAGCCTCATCCAAACCTGTTTTCTTTGTCTTTGTCTTTGGCTCGGTCTTGGCCTTGGCCTTGGCCGGTGCTTTCTTTGCCGGTTCTTTGCCGCCCATTTTGTCTTGAATTCTTTGCGGCAAACCCTTTGGGGCATATTGCGTCACTGCATCAGGATTGTTTCTCAAGAAGTCAAGTGAAGACTCGTTGCCTTGCATAGCCGCTTGTATGTGTTTGCTGTAATCTCCATAAGAAACGCCTTCACTGGCGATATTCTTTGATGCGGCCTGTGACACTGCCTCGCTTGGTTGAATCTTCGCCGCCGTTTCTTTGGCTTTTGGATCGGCTTTAGGCAAACCTTCTGTTGGATTTGGTTTTGGTGCTTCAACCGGAGTATCGGCAACGGAGGTTGGCTGTTCAGTCTCTACCTCAACGGGTGTATCAGCAACGGGGGCTGGCGGTTCTGGCTCACTTAATGCCTCTTTGACGGGAGTTGAAATATCAGGGACTTGCGAAGCAGGGGTGGCGATAGGCGCAGGCGCAGGCGCAGGTGCAGGTGGCGCAG